ATTGATACGCTTACAATTTTTTACGATAGTCTCAAACGTCTTGGACCAGAATATCTGATCTGAATCAGAAACTGTACCTGTCATATTATCTATCTTCGCATACAGTTCAGAACTACTCGTGTTATTAGTGATAACCCCTGCGATCTGATCTATAGAAAACAATAGGAGTATAACGTACTTCCAGAATACACGATTATCTAAACCCGGACGCATTTCATATGCAAACGTAAGGTATGTATTCACGAGCTGTTCGCGCTTAGACTTGATATCCAGCTTATTATTCAACATTCTACCAATCGCTACATTCTGCGTAATTTTGGGTGAAGCAGTCGTGGGTGTGGTACCAGTCTTAGTAATAGTTACCGTTCGAGACATCTATTATCACCTGAGATTTTATTCCATAAACCTCTGGGGTAGCTTCTTATACAAGTCCGCCCAACTCAAAACACTTATGTCGTCTCTCGTACACCATTCATATTCCTCACCGTTATACCCTGCAAAGTGAAAAGCGTCCATGTTCCAGTGTTTACATATACCACACGTCGTATCATTATCATCTATGATAGTATCGAGATTAAGGGCGTGACATATATCGTATTTCTGTATTTCATAAGTCGTAAAACTATTCGTCAAAATAACATCATCAAATACACCCGGAAAATGAAAATTTAACCAGTCTTCAGTTTTCTCTCTGACACAATCGTGACGACCAGTGACGACATACATCTTATCTACGTACGGTCGCATGAGTCGAAGAACTGCCTGAGAAGAATCGATAGGCTGGAGTGCCTCGAAAACCTCGGAATCATAAAATTCTCTTACCATCTTCCGGGATTGGGGTTCTGTTATTTCAAACATTTCCCGGTACACGTATCTACATTTTTCAGTTGGCATTTTTAGCTTTTTAAACTTAGCCATGGGCCTAACAAACGGTACGAGAACTTCATCAACGTCAATAGCAATTCGATTCATTTACATATTTATAACAATTTATTCATAGTCTCTAATCGCAATCCCGATCGGGAACCTGGGAACATTCTTATCTGTCAGGTTTTGGAACCGCACGGTGAGCATCTTACCGATGAACTGATCCCTATTTGCGTACTTGTACTCGCGATCCTCCAATGTACCCTCGGGACGAGCACTGAAGATTTTACCTTCCTCCGTCTTACAGGTCCAAACGACACAGTTTGCATCTCGACCGTGACCAGTCGTGGCCCCGATAATCTCATATTCCTCAGTCTGGAAATCCTTGTGCTTGAGAAGATAGTTGCTTCGCTGTCCAACTTCGTATACACTGAAGCGATCACGAATCATGGTACCCTCGTGGCCTTCTGCAACGTGTTTCTTATGCATGAGAGGAAGATCCTTCTTGGATTTTACGAGCGTCGTTTTGACATATTCGTAATGAGGATTGTAGATAGAATCTTTGACGTACTCCCATCGTTGCTCGAACGTCATCTTGTCTCGAGCGAGTGCTTCGGCTCTGAGATCAAAGAAATCGAACACGTGGAACTTGAGCTTCAAAGGATCAGTCTTGAACGTGCTCGTAAGTTCCTCGAATGTAAGATTGGGGTCAAACGCCTCTCCGTCGACGTATTGACCAGCCTCAAGTCCCTTACCAAGAACCTCAGTTCCGGGGATGATCTTACCGGTTCTCGAGATACCACCATCTTTAGAAACCAGAAGACGAACACCGTCGAGCTTGGGTTGCACGTAAAACGGTTCGGAGATGTACTTCTTGCGATCTTCCCATTTGTTCGCCAGCATAGGAAGAACTGTGGTAGCCTTAGTGTTTGCATTCTTCCACATGGTCTTTGCACGCTTCGTCGCACTCTCGAAACCGAGTGGTACTTCAGTCATAGATGTAACTTCCTTGCCTCCAACATGACCAGTTGCCTTGACGATGCACCAGACACCGTTGATTTCTTCGACACGAATGTCGAGGTAGCGCTTCTTGTTGTTTTTATCGGTAGTAAAAATTGTATTCATATTAGTAGTAGGAATGATACCAGTAGTAAATTATCAAAGGATGGAGCGACTTAAGCCTCCTCCGTTAACGACGGTTCCCTTAAATATGAATACAATCAGTGTTGGGGTGATCATCTTAGGTGTAATTTTTTTATATAAGCGATTTCTTGATGTTACGAGGCGTCGTGAACGATCCCGTAGTTGAGACAATCCTCGTAGTTGAGATAGATATCTTTGCGCATGAATTCGTTTAGTGTTTCTTTGGGAATCTCAGTTTCTGATCTGTAGATCCCCTTTATAGTTTTCATAATTTTTTTACACGTTTTCATCTCGTCTTTGAGTTCGTTATATTTTCCAAAGAACCCAGTCGAGAGTTGGTGAATCAACACGAATGAATGTCGGCTCATGAGTCTCTTCTTTCCTCCGAGAAGTAAAAAGGTGGCGGCACTGCAGCAGTTACCCTCAGCTATGCACGTCACGTTAACCCGTGCAGATCTGAGAGTATCCATAGCACTTAACCCTGAAAATACGTCACCTCCTTCACTGTGAATATGTATTTGAATCGTGGGTGTGTACCCAGGAAGATCGATCGCTTTTTTAAGTAGGTCAACTTCCAGCTTTTTAAACTCTTCTATGAACGTCAGTATATTTTCACGGTCTATAGACCCATAATAATAAATGTCACAGCCCACCACACGGATAATATCGTCGCCAGAAGTCTCGTCTTCACTGTCGGAGTTACTCATTGACTATATTACGCAGTTTCTTTTTAACTTTTGCAACTTCAGATGGTTTCAATTTGTTGCCAAGTGCGAGATGATTCATGATGTCAAAATCGAGAGGTGTGAGTTTGTATTCGATTAAAGGATCTAGATCTCCGGCGATCGCATATTTGCGTATTAACCCCAGTTCTTCTACCCCCAATTTCGTGGTGTGCCGCCCTTGAATACTTTTAAGTTTATTATGCCGCATCTTGTAATTGCCGTATTTAGTCCACGTGCTACCGGGTTGTATATTTTCTGGTTTCAGTGGCTGTCCTAGGTTATATTTGGGTACGGCCATTCCACAAGATACGTAGTATTGCATGTAATCCCATTCACCTTTGTACATCACGGAATCATAAATATCTGCGAGTGATAACGAATCTGCGATTGGTACAACGTTGGTATCGTTTGAACGTAGATAATTCCCGTGGATAACATCCACCACGTGACCATGTTCGTGCACCGTTTGACTCGTATCAAATCCATTACCTTTACGACATAGTATGTCGATAACTATATCCTTCGATGTCTTAAAAATATCCTTCTCATCTGAAAAATTCATATAATCGTAAAAGTTTCGTATATTCCCCTGACATTTATCGGCGGCGGGGCGCGCTCTAGGGTTATTACACTCCAACGAGAATATTGCATCCGGGGAGCGTTTTGGTACGATTATGAGTTTGAAATTTGGTAACATATGAATAGATGTAGATGTTACGACCACAGACCCTTTCGTAAGTTTCTCGTTCATATCAGAAATCTTATCTATGACCTGCTTATGACCGTATACACTGGAATCGTACCCATCTATCAATATATGATACGACGTGTCTCCTATCAAATTCAAAAAGGTACTCTTCTTTTGAAAAAGTTCGGAATGTAACTCTATTGTATTACTTGCATTAAGTAAACAGTCTACTATAAACGTCTTTCCAGAACCAGTGGGTCCACATATGAATACATTTTCCCCTTGTGCCAGGTATTTTTCCAACAGGGAAATTTCCTTTTCATGGAGCGTCGGTGGTCGCTCTTTTTTTTGTGGGATTATTTTAATGAAGGAGTCCATGACTGATGAGTTTACTGATCAAGCTTTAGATATTTTTTTGGAAAGTGACACACTTCAGACAAGGATTGTAGAACCTATCAAGAGAAAGGTTTTTCCTTATTTGATATGTATCGGACTCTTTAATCTTATACTACTTATAATGTTAGCCTACGTAGCTAGGAAGATTTCGATCCATCGATAATCACTTCGAGGTCTGTATTGATCGGAGTAGATTCACCTGTTCGTATAGCTCCAAGCTCTTTTTGTAATTCGGAACGCATCTCATCTTCTGAAATGAACATGTCGATAGGCTGGATATGCATAATCTCTGGTTTGAAAAATTCGGAATCATCTGGGAATTGTTTTTCAAACGCTTGAATGATAGCATACGGAAGAGGTGGAGACTGCTCGATGAGTCTATCATATTCGGCTCTACACGACTCTATCATGGTAGAACCATCACACGAACGTTCTTGAATAGGAAGAGAAAGCTCTAACCGAATTGTACGCGAAAGTTTACCGTATTGCAGTGACGCAACTCGGCATCCTTCCATCATTTCGTTTATTTTCAAAAATTGCATTATGGTGGCTATGATTCCTGCAATCAGATTCAACCCGCCAATCATAGCAGGTGCTGCACTTCTCATATTTTCAGGGAAAGATGATTGCGCAAAATTCGCTGTGCCGGTGATCGTCGATAATACAATGACCGGTAAAGTAAATCGCATGCTCTGCTTTTTGAAGACTAAATACGCGTGGTTGTGCATATATCTATAACAGGCCGACGCCTCACCCCATGTTTTCAGTATCTTTTCCTGTGAAGGATGCCATATTCGCTTTACCTTATCTTTGGACTGGGTCTTTTTCTTTTCTTTGTCCATACTAATAGAGATGAATATTATATTTTTCGTTCACGTCCTTCTGTTTCTCACGATGATAGTGATACCTTTCATTGGGGATGAAGTGACTCTATCTCTTTACTCACTCATCATACCTTTCCTGTTTTTTCATTGGGCGACAAATGACGACACGTGTGCACTTACAGAGATTGAAATGAAACTCACAGGGAACAAAAAAGAAGATACGTTTTTTGGGAGATTAATTGGACCCATATATAAACTCGACAATACTACATCCGGTCTTATTCCTAAATTTTTGTTTCTAGGATTATGGTTATTCGTTCAACATAAATTGAAAAGAATACCATACGCAGAACGGGTCGATCTTTCCGGAATCTTTTCTAAGTTATATAAATGAAGAAAGGAAAGTCGAATACTACCGGTTTACTTATAATGCTCATACTTGTCGTAATAATCTTTTATCTCATCACAAAGTTACAAGATCCTAAGGTCATTAAAGTACCCGTCCATACACCTATGATACCCCCGCGGCGGCCTATCGCGAGTGTGCGTCGCGCACCTGAATATAGAGATCCTCCTATTAAGATGTACAAACCCGGAAATGTTCAACAGATGGGTGTTCTTCTAGGCGAAAACGAAGAGACGCTTCCATTGTATGGTAAAGAAGTGAGAGGGCGCCGAGATCAATATCATTATTACACATCCACCCCCGGTGACCAGATATACTCTATACCGGTAACGATCGGTGAAAGAGATTGTATGGATGATATTGGGTGTAAAGAACTGTATGGTAATGAATCGGTGAGTGTTTTGGGTAAGGCTGCTGCGTATCAGGCTAAACTTTACAGAACCGATCACTTTTTTTAATCTCGGTATATAGAAATGGTTGACATAAGAACAAAAGCCCGTGGAAAAGGTATTCGTTTAACTCGAGACAGCCAAGGTAAACGTGTAAAAAAGACGAACGAAGCTTTACGAAAGGAGATTAACTTACGCAATTTAGCTGCAATGAAAAATCGCGTAAGTCAAGCTGCCGCTACTATGCGCACGTGTAGACAACTCGTTAAGAATAGGTGTACATGCGCTACAAAAAAATCAAGCCCTGTGATGAGACGGGCTCCACCACCTCCTCCCCCTCCACCCCCTATGAGGCGTCCTATTATGGCGCGCGCGGTAGCACGTGGTCCCGCAATGCCCCCGAATCTTATATCACAACTTAAGAAGAACCTGAACCGCCGTGGTCTTAGACAAATCGCAAACCGAAACGCGAGGACATCAGTCGCTTAGCTCCGGGCATACTAGGTTTTGACCACAGTAACCATCTAGACCAAAATCCAGCAGTTTTTAAACCGGATTTAGTCCATGTTTCACCCATACGTCCATGCCGTGCGAGATATCTCTTCATACGCGATGGATCTTTATGAATAGTGTAATCTGAGTACCCCGCACCCCCGAAATCTACGTGTGAACCATCCTCAAAAGTGACTCTATATTTCTTTTCAGGATTTGGACTCTTTCTGAGTGTTACCTTCATTACTATGAGCGAAGAAAATTTTGGGATTTCTTTTCGTGTATATATTAAATGTCAGTATACATCTGGATATCGATCGTACTTTGGATATTATTTATACTAGGTGGTCACGCCTTACGTGACCCACCCGACAAATACGATTATCCATCTATACCCATAGAGAAGATGGATATATACACAACACCTGTAGACGTCAGGAAAGAATGGGCGCGTCAGGAAGAATCGAAACCAAAGAAACCGGAATACACT